AGCGGTCGTGATCGCCGTTGAGCAGCGCGCCGGTGGTGACCATCTCTGTGTAGAGGAGCGCGTGCTTGGAGAGCAGGCGCAGGAAAAAACGGCAATGGCGATCGGTCCAATCCATCATCGGCGCAACACTGAAGCGGCGGGACAGCTCAGGGTGGGAATGACTAGGAGTTACGGGGGTTTCAGCTTTTTCGAAATTCATTGGTACTGATCTTTTATACAGCGGTTTTTACCCATTTTTCCTTGTTTTTCTAAGTCGGTTGCTACAATGTAGCAATCGAGATCAGCAATGTAGCAACTGGAAATGGGCACGATCACATCACGTAAGCGCAAGGACAATTCGACGGCCTACACGGCGCAGATACGGATCAATCGGGACGGGAAGACAGTTTATCAGGAAAGCCAAACCTTCGATCGTAAGCAGGTGGCGCAGGCCTGGATCAAGCGTCGAGAAACGGAGCTGGCGGAACCTGGTGGCATCGAGCGCGCGAACCGCAAAGGTGTGACGATCAAGAAAATGATTGAGCAGTACCTGGACGAGTACGAAAAGATCCGGCCGCTAGGGAAGACCAAGAACGCTACGCTGAAGGCGATCAAGGATACCTGGTTGGGCGAGCTCGACGACTCGGCGCTGACCAGTCAGAAGTTGGTGGAGTTCGCACAGTGGCGGATGAGCAAGAAGGGCGGTGGCGTGCAGGCACAGACAGTTGGCAACGATTTATCGCATCTTGGGGCGGTGCTGTCCGTGGCGCGGCCGGCTTGGGGCTACGAGGTCGATCCGCTGGCCATGCCAGACGCGCGCAGGGTGTTGCGCAAGTTGGGCATGGTGAGCAAAAGCAAGGAGCGTAACCGCCGACCAGCTTTGGATGAGCTGGATAAGCTGATGGAACACTTTTTCGAAATGCAGAAGCGCCGTAAGAGTTTCATCAACATGCCGAAGATGATTGCCTTCGCGATCTTCTCGACGCGTCGGCAAGAGGAGATCACGCGAATCCGTTGGGAGGATCTCGATTGCGCTCGCCAAGCAATCTTGGTGCGGGATATGAAAAATCCCGGGCAAAAGATCGGCAACGACGTGTGGTGTCACCTGCCGGATGAGGCTTGGGCGATTCTGCACACCATGCCCAAAGTAGAGAAGGAAATATTTCCATACAACGCCAGATCGGTATCGGCGTCCTTTACGCGGGCTTGCCCGTTACTGGGCATTGAGGATCTGCATTTCCATGACCTGCGGCATGAAGGCGTAAGCCGGCTGTTTGAGATGGATTGGGACATCCCGAGAGTGTCGAGTGTTTCAGGGCATCGGGATTGGAATTCACTACGGCGGTACACGCACTTGCGTGGGCGGGGGGATAGTTATAAGTCTTGGAAATGGCTAAGAGAAGTATTGATGGCTTTTTAAAGTTTTGTTTTTAAACATAAGGGTAGATATCAGTGTTGGATATGGATATAAAAAAGCTCACGGCTTATCTGAAGCGTAATGTGGTCGGTATTATCGTCGTGTTTACGCTTTATGCAGGGGTTGGTGTGACATTGTGGGATGTTCACAAGGATCAGGAAGCGGAGGCGAAAAGATTAGCTCAAGAGCGCATCGTTATTAACGAATTGAAAGTGGGTTTCGAGACAGAAAAAGCTGCCGCTTCAATCGAGCAGGCGAAGCGTGACCTAGAATTGCAAAAAAGAGAATTTTTAGTCGGCCGTGCTGAATCAGATCTAACCAAGCAACAACTGGATGTTGTCAGTCGGGAAAAAGCTGTTTTTGAATCGACCCAGCAGCTGAAGACGAGCCAACAGCTTCTCAGCAAGGAGCAGCAAATGGCTGCAGTGGAGGCTAAGATCCAACAGGTCATATCCGAATTTGCTGAGCTAGGCGTGAACCTTAACGACAATTATTATTGTCTGAGTGGAGAAAACTTAAGAAGATACAACTCCGCCAAAGCGAAGTTTTCGCAGATATATTCTTTGGTCAACGCTAATTATTTAGCAGCTAAATACGGGGACTTCATTCGGCAAAATATGTCGGTACATAACTGGCGAGGTTGTTAAGCAAGGGGCCTAGGCCCCTTGATTTATGCCGCGCGCCCCATCAGTTGATTTTGCTCTTTGGCAGCTTTTGCCCTTTGTCGGTCGATATAATCGGCCAAATCTTTGAGATGAATACCGAGCGCGGCTTTTTGGCTGTCAGCTCCTAATCGAACAACGGGTATGTCAATTTCTCCGTCCAAGCGTTTGCGCTTAAATTTTTCTACGGTTAAGTGCATGTAGTCCTCACAAACTCGATTGAGGGGAATGACGGCTTGACCTTCGTATTGGGCCATTAACAGGAAGAGTGTATTCATGCTGCCGCTCCCAGTGCATCAACGTCCTGATCAGTGTTCGTTTTCACCCAGGGCCTCATCGGCCTAGGTGAAACCTTTGCGCCCGATACATGCGTATACCCCACTACAAGCTGCGCGGGCGGGCGATTCTGAGCGAATAGCGTTGCATCAGGTGTGGCTGCCCCGCGCAGCTTTTCGTGGGGTATAAGTGCCTCCGCTGTGGCACTGAGAGGGGCAATAATGCCTGCTGCTGCGCAGCAGAGACTGTTTGTTTTTTGTGTGTCGACGCCATCAGTGTTGCAGAGCAAAGCGGTTGATGTTTGGGTGGTGTGCTGGTCCATTTTCATGCCGCTTTCCTCCGGCGTTCGATAGCGAATTGGTCCATGAGGCGCTGGTGAAACGTGAGCCGTGTTGCGATGGTGGGGAGAAATCTGGCTCATGCTGCCTCCTTGACCAAGTCCGTCAGTAGCAGGGCGTTCTTGGTGTCTTTGTTCAATTTGCGCAGGGCGTCGTTGCCGATCAGTGCGACCAGTTGCCGGTCGAACTCTTTGCGAAAGCGCGTCAGCTCCAGCAGATCGGTAGTTGTTTTGACGCATTGCTGTTGCAAGACGCCGGCTGCCTGTGGTGTCAGGCGCAACATTTGGGGAACGCGATTCATGCCGCGTCCTCCTGCATTGCTGGCTCTAGCAGGGCAGCCATGGAGAGCGCTTGATCGCGCAGGGCGAGTGAATCGCGCTCGAGTTTTTTGCCGGTGCGGAATGCGCTGAATGTCTCGGCGGCGATCCTGAGCTTTTCAGCGATGGCCAGTAGCGTTTGACGCTCCTGCTCTCCCAGTTTTGAGGCCGCCAGTGCGCGCTCGTAGTGACCGTACAGTTGCAGGTGGTCAGCGCGTACTTGAAGTAGCAAGTGCTCCAGGCTACGGATGGCTTCCGAGTTGTCGGATTGTTGGATGGCTTTGCCTTCGTCGATTCCTTCGATGCGACCATCCATCAGGCCGCCTCGGTAGCCGGTCCAGTAGACAAGTGCGGCGCCAATGATGAGGCCGATCAATGCGCAGACTTGAATTGCAGTCATGTGGTGTGCTCCTGGTGTTGCCGTAGGCTGGTGGTGGCAGCCGTTGGGTCGGTTGTCTTACTCGGTTGAGTCGTCTTGCGGTCGCAACATCTCTTCATCCGCCTTGTAGGCACGGATATCGATCAGTGAGGCGACATGCCGGATGTGCGCGTACTTCGGAGCCTTGCGACTGGTATCCAGCGTGGTGATGGGAAGCTGAATCCGTCCGCTGTTGATCTCGGCCACAAACGACTGTTCGTTGAGGTTGCGGAAGTACTGCTCGCGTACTTTTTCCAGCGGGATCAGTACGTCGCCGAAGGTACGGTAAAGCAGCTCCACGGTGGCTGAGTCGGGTGCGGGTTGCAGTCGTAGCGGTGTCTGGTTGGTGTTAATCATTGGCTTGATGAGCCTCCTTGCGTTGCGTTCTTGCCGGGTGGTTCCAGGCATTCAGGCAGTGTGTTTTGGTCAGCTCGCGCAGGTGTTCCGGCACTTCGAGAAGCGCGGCATTGCGCTCTTCGCGTGTGCGCATGGCGACGATCTGGCGAGCGTATTCCCTAGGCCACGTCACGGTGGTTTACCGGGATGGCGGGTAGATCCAGCCCCAGTTGATTGGCCAGCCAGCGAATGCCGGGTTGTTTAACGCGGGTTGACTGGCTGTACTGCATGCCAGCGGTCTCGTGGTACCAATTGCTGTCCTTGACCCGCAGGTATTCGCGATCGCGGGTCGGGTAAGCGGGTAGGTTCCGGTTGTTGAGCAGACCTTTTGCCCGCATAAGGTCGATCAGCTTGGGCCGAGTGATGCCGAGGAGCTTCGCCCCTTGGGCGAGTGTGCGTTCCATGGCATTACCCTCAAGCAGCGTGCGCGGCGGGTGTTGCTGCCGCAGCCAGGTGGTTGATGGACTCGGCCACTTGCTTGGAGATTTCGACGTCGCTGCCGTAAACGGTGAAGCATTTGGTGCGCGGGCTCTTTACGCCAATGCTCATGATGGTGGTGACGCCGGGGCGGGTTTTGGTGCGGTGGATGGCGACGTGAATGGGCAGCTCAAATCCCATGTCGAGACTCACTACACCACCAGTGCGCACCAGCTTGAATACCCGCTGCTTGTGCTCAGTATCGAAGCGCGCGTATTGCCGGCTGGCGTGAGGGAGATTCAGTAGGTCGGCGGCGTTGCTGGGGTCGAACGGGCCGTTGACGATTTCTTCGATAAAGTCGGCCAGCTTGAGGTGCATCTTTTTTTCGTTCTTCAAGGTCAGTGTGTGGCGCTCACTGCCCAGTTCAACGGTGAAGAGGGTGTTGGATGTGTTGCGTTCAACTTTAAGGCGAAACGACAGAGCCTCGCGCTTAGGTGTCGACCTTAGCGTGTGGTTAAAGATCTCTGTCAGGTTGACCTGGGCATTGAGCAGTTGGAGGGTACGGTTGTCTAGCTTGTACTTGCTCATGCTACATACCCTCCGCCATTCGGACCGAACGGTGCAGCTGTGGTGCGGGCTTTCTGCTTTGGTTTGGTGGTGACAAACGTGCAGCCGCTTTCGCGGGCCAGACGACGAATCTCGAAAATTCGGAATGGATTAACAACGGCTGGATGGGCGTGTAGAGATGCAGTGGTGTGCATGGTTTTGCCTCGCTCTGTGGTGGAAGAGTGAGGCAAATATCAACCAGTGGTTGATTTAAGTCAACCCTGTCAGCAGCAGATGCTGCAATTTGGCGCCGATGCTGGCACATTGGCGCAGAGAAATTTTCCCTTTAATCGTTTCTACGGAGCATCTGAGTGATTCAGTCATACATTTTCAAGGGAATGAAATTGATATTTCAGTTCGGAAACTTAAATTCTGACCGCAATGTTTTCACTACCATAGTAGGAAAAAATGGCTCAGGTAAAAGCCGTATGCTCAAGGAAATTATCGAATTATTTAGGGAGAAGAAAAAAATAGTAGGCAATGTTCAGTCTTCTTTCTCCCTCGAAGATGAATCATTGATAGGAGATCTTCCGAGAAATATAATTGCCTCTTCTACAAGTCCATTTGACAAATTCCCATTCAATGATCGAGCAACTTCAGATGGGTATTATTCATACCAAGGGCTTCGAGGCCTATATAGTAATAATTTGAGTTTGTCCTTTATGACTCGAACGCTGGGTGGATTGATCCGAGCAATGAGTTTAGAAGAGGGGCGCGTCAAGACGGTTTTGGATGTCCTGGATTATTTGGAATACCATAAAGTTCTGGAGGCTAGATTTATTACCGAAATGACTCGTAATACGCTCGGTACTTTAGCATATGCCAAGGATCCGTTAGAGCTGATTAACGAGATGCTTCATGGCAAAAATTACGGTGGTAACGAATTTCGTAAGGTTGTGCGCCGTTTAGAGGATGCAGATGACTATACAAAAAAACAAATTGTATATGCATTGCGTCTTTTTTTGGAAAGTTTCTCGGATAACAGAATTTCCATTGTTTTGACAGAGAATGGAATTGTCAACATGGAAACTTCTCAGGCGGTTCCAGAGGACTTTTCACTTTTGCTGGAGTACGGTTTCCTTCGCTTGCGTGATATCACATTGCATAAGAAGGGGCATGATGAATCGTTCCGAATTAATGATGCTAGTTCGGGGGAGCAATGTGTTGTCATGTCTATTTTAGGCATAGCTTCGCGTATTAAAGATTATTCTTTGATTTGTATTGATGAACCGGAGATATGTCTGCATCCTCAATGGCAAGAACGTTATATTGAATTGATGATGTCTACATTTGAGGCGTTCAAAGGATGTCATTTTTTAATTGCTACGCATTCTCCTCAAATAATATCAAGGCTGGGGGATGAGTGTTGTTTTGTTTTAGATATGCAGAGCGGAAATACACTTGATGCGAAAGCATTGAATAAGCGATCAGCGGATTTTCAATTGGCTCACGTTTTTGGAGCCCCAGGATTTAAAAACGAATGTTTGATGCGTGAGGTGCTTGAGGCGCTTACAAATATTTCGTCGGGTAAGAAAATTAGCTCTACAGAAATAACATATTTGCATGCGTTAATCGAGAGTAAAGAACTGTTGGATATTGATGATCCCGTTACTAAGCTTATATTGCTATTGGAGCAGGGGCTGGAGGCGCTGGCCAATGTCTAATCCGAAGACTACGGTCGTCTATCTCCAAACGGTTATATACGCTGGTGATGAGAAAAAGAAGGTGGAAAGCTACAATGGTAAACCTGAATGCGAAAAGGAAGGAGGATACTGGGATGATAAAGATGATAGAGAATTATCCAAAGTAAAAAAGCTTATTAAGGACCATTATTTAAAGGCTCAAGATTATCGTTGCTGTTATTGTAAACAGCGCATTGTGGTTGCTCATAATGGTGCTTGGGATACTGATCATATTATTCCTAAAGATACACACGCTGCATTTCTATTCGAGCCGCGAAATCTGTGTGTTAGCTGCAAAGACTGTAATTTAATAAAGCTTAATAAAGTGGTATTAAAGAACCAAGGCCGTAAAAGGTTTCCTGCTTCTCCTAAAGATTATATTTTTGTTCATCCGCACTTTCACAAATATACGGATCATATTTGTATTGTTCAGGAGGCAGCTTTATATCTTCCAAAGACACCTGAGGGAATCAAGTTGATAGAGGTTTGTGGTTTGTTAAGATTTGTTTTAAGGTTTGCAAATTATAATGTCGCCGACGATCAGATGGGGGCAACGATGGTTAAGCTTGGATCTGCGCTGCAGAAAGCAAAATCTCCTATCGAAGAAGTTGCGATCATGAATATTATAAAAACCTTAGTAGACGAAGGGTTGCGCAAGGCCGCATTAACTCAAATAGAAGAAGGTCTTTCTCAGTTCGCATGAAAGCTGGAGCGCACCATCTGGGTGCGCTTATTCAGGTAAAAATGATCCCACTATTTTTCCACAGATATGAGTTTCCTCGGTTATTTCTATGATGGGGTATTGTGGATTTATCGGCCTCAAGTATTGACGGCCTGCATCCTCCACAAGAACTTTGAAGGTGGCTTCATTCGTTCTTGGTAAACGAGCAATAACTCTATCACCTGTTTTAACATCAACTTCTGGATCAACAAAAATTATACATCCAGTCGGATAGCTACGTCCCGGTCCAGGATTCGTCATTGAATCCCCAATAACCTTGAGGGCATAGCCACTTGAGCTGATAGGGGCCGGGCAGGATAACCAGGATTCGGGGTCAGGAATTTCAAAATTTGAAATCGCTTCGCACCATGCTCCCGCTTGTACCCACGAAATCAGCGGTACCTTTCCAAAGCGTTGATTCACTGAGGAGACATTACTCTCATATGCTGATGAGGTTGGATGAGTAGTCTCGGTGTTTGCAATTTTAGGCAGAACTCCGTATTCCAACCATTCTCTGCGTACTTTTAGCCAAGTGCAAAGTGCAACCATGCTGTCGGCTTCAGCCATGGCCTCTCCGTTCAACCACTTGCTAACCGCTTGGGTAGTTTTCTCAACTCCCATGCTTTTCAAATGGCGGTGAATGTCCACGCCCCGACCCCGATTGCGTACGCCAGCATCGTCGAGGGCTTCATGTAGGCGCGCAGTGAATGCTGCGCGTAATTCGTTTTTATCAACCATAGGTTGAGCGTGCCACAGAGCTTGCGCAATAGTCAGTTGATGTATAATATCAACCGTGAGTTGATAAAACGGAGGTTGCCATGTTGGACCCCACAGATTTTCCGAACGCCATTGCGTTTGCTTTTCAAGCGGTAGGCGGCATTGGAGCTGCCGCTAAGGTTTGCGGCAGGAGTTATCAGGCGCTGAATAAATGGCGTCAGGCGGCCAGTTTGCCGCGTACTGATTACACCGGTGAAACGAAATACGCAGTGCTTTTGGCGACAGCCGCCAAGCAAAAGGGCAACCCGTTTGAGTCTGCCTGGTTGCTGAATACATCCGCACCACAGAAGGCTGCTGCATAGCATAGTCAGAAAAAAGGCGACCCAAGGGCCGCCAAGTTCCTCCCGGCACGCACCACCACAGCGCTGTCGGGTCGCGATAAAGATAGGCGGGCACACCACATGCTAACCACCTCTCTTTCCCGCGCTTTCCAAGGCACGGATGCCTTGGTGTTGCTGCCTTTTCCACCACAGATTGGGCAGCTGTTGCGCCAGAGGTGAACGACGGATCGTTCGCCTCGGCACGGTGCCGGTATCGATCCTGAAGATCTAGCCGGCGTTTGGGCCCTTTCAAGCCACGCGGCAAATGTATCACCGCTGCATGTCGCGCGGCACTGGCAACCTACAAGGATTAATGCCATGAGCCGAATCGCTCTGAGTTCTGTAGAACGAGCGCAGCGGGAAATCCTGCCGCTCGATCTAGCGCTTTACCATGCTGCTCGGGACTATCCCGGCGGCGCCGCTGCAATTGCCGCCACCACCGGCAGAAACGCCACGACGCTGCAGCACAAGCTGTCTCCAACTCACCCTAGTCACACAGTGAACATTCAAGAGTTCGGCGAGATCCTGGAGCTGACCAAGGACCGCCGCATTCTGGATGCGGTGCACGCGTTAGTGGGGGATACGACTTGGCAGGAACTGGCTGAGGCGTACACCAACGACATGCCTGAAACCCTAACGACCGGCATTGCTGAATATTTTCGGCAGGTCGCGGACTTGGCTGAGACATGGGCCAAGAGTATCGGCGACGGCGTGGTGACGGACCACGAGCTGGCTGCGATTCGCCTGCAGGTGTTTCGCGGTATTCAAGGGTTGCTGGGGATGTTCAACCGCGCCACCTACGTTAATCAAACAACGCGGGGTGTCGACCGTGGCTGATATTGCTGATTTCGCTAACGACTTGGTGCAGGAGCGTCTTGATCAGGCACTTGCTGCACGTAACTCCGCCAAGCCCGCTTCGGTGGCGCGTTCATTTCAATTCTGTGAGGGGTGTGATGACCCGATACCGGAAGACCGTCGCTTAGCGCAGCCCGGTTGTTCGCAGTGCGTGCCTTGCCAATCTATCGAAGAATCGCGGGAGGCCCGTCATGCTCGATGAGGTATTGGGTCAATTCGCAGACTACGGCCTTGAGCCGGACCAACCGTTAATTTTTGGCAAGCTGACTCGCTGCAAGACTGCTCAGGACAACGGCAAGGAAAAGAACGGTTGGTATGTCGTCCATGAACATCGCACTGAAAAAGACGAGACGCTGATCTTTGGCAGCTTCGGTGACTGGCGTTCGGGCGAAACGCAGAAGATCAAAGTGAAGGCTGGGCGGATGTCGCCTGAAGAGCGTGAGGTTATGCGCGCTCGCCAAGAGGACGCCAAACGTCGAGCTGCTGAGATAGCGGCCAATGCGGCACGTCGAGCGGCGAATCGGGCGGCGGGGCTGTTCAAGCGCATGCCCGAGAAGGGGCGTAGCGTCTATCTGGACCGAAAGCAGATCGTCGGCTTTGGTGTTCGTTATGCGCCGCGCACTGGCGCGTTTTTAGTGCCGATGTGCAACGTGCGGGATCAGATCGTTGGCCTACAGGTGGTCTTTCCGTCTAAGCAGGAAGATACCGGTCGGGATAAGTCCTACTGGCCTTACGGGATGTCGAAAGAAGGCGCTTTTCACCTGATCGGACCTCACCCTGAGCCGGGAGAGCCGGTGTTGGTATGTGAGGGTTACGCCACGGGAGCCAGCCTGCATATGGCGACCTCGCTGACGGTTGCCATCGCGTTCGATGCGGGCAACCTATTGGTGGTCTGCAAGGCAATGCGTGAACGCTTTCCGGGTTGCCCGCTGATTGTTTGCCGAGATGATGACTGGAAGACGAAACGCGCCAATGGTGATGCCTGGAACCCCGGTGAAGAGAAGGCGAACAACGCCGCCTTTATCGTCGGTGGCCAGGTGGTTGCGCCGATCTTCTCCGGTGAACGGGAAGATAAGTGGACAGACTTCAATGACCTGCATGTTGCCGAAGGCTTGGAGGTTGTCCGGCGTCAGGTACTGGCGGTGGTCAAACCGCCGGCTGCGGGTGGTTGGAAAGACCAATTGGCTCGCACCGAAAGCGGCGCCCTGATTGCCCACATGCAGAACGTCGAGTTGATTCTCGGCAACGACGAACGCTGGACCGGGGTGATCACTTACAGCGCCTTCAGTTCGAAGATCGTCAAGCTGCGTTCTGCCCCTTACGGCGGTGGTACGGGCGACTGGGCCGACATCGATGACGTGCGGGTGATGAAGTGGCTCGCGCAGCAATACAACCTGCGGGTTAAGTCGACTCAGGTGATTGAGGCGGTGAGCGTTGTTGCTCATGATCATGCATTCCATCCGGTGCGGGAGTACCTGCACAAGCTCGAATGGGACCGGGTGCCTCGGCTGGAAAGTTGGCTCACTGATGTCATGGGCGTTCAGGCCAGCGACTACTCGGCCAAGGTCGGCAAGCGCTGGATGCTGTCGGCGGTAGGGCGGGTAATGAGACCCGGCTGCAAGGCTGACTCGGTGATGATTCTGGAAGGAGCGCAGGGCGCTGGTAAGTCGACCGCGATGAGCATTCTTGGCGGCGAGTGGTTCATGGATACGCCCTTTGCCCTGGGCGACAAGGACGGTTTTCAGGCGATCCGTGGCAAATGGATTGTCGAGCTGGGGGAGCTGGACAGCTTCAACAAGGCTGAGAGCACCAAGGCCAAACAGTTCTTCTCGGCGTCGACCGATACCTACCGCGAGAGCTACGGCCGCAGAACGAACGACGTGCCACGCCAGTGTGTGTTCGTGGGCACGACCAACCAAGACGAGTACCTCAAGGACGCCACCGGCAACCGGCGTTATTGGCCGGTGGCTTGTACCAAGGTCGACCTGGAGCAGCTGCGCGAGATCCGCGACCAGCTCTGGGCTGAAGCGATGTTTTGCTATGAGGCGGGCGATATTTGGTGGGTGACGCCTGATGAAGCGCCAACCTTTGCCGAGGCGCAGGAAGAGCGCTTTGTGGTGGATGAGTGGGAAGGGCCAATCCTGACCTGGTTGGAGGAATCGCAGATCGGTGAAACTACATCTGGCAGTGAGGTGCTGACCAGCGCGCTGAAACTCGACTTTGGTCACTGGGGCAAGCCCGAACAGATGCGCGTCGGGGCGATCATGCACCGGCTTGGATGGCGGCGAACCCGGATGCCGGCTTTGGCAAAGAGTGGGCAGCGTCCTTGGGCTTACAAGAAGCCAGCAGGATGGGGCGGCGCTTCGGCATTGAAGGTGGAACCGATCGAGGAGCCTTGCTTCGGTGATTAAGCGAATTGATGAAATGCTCAAGCTTTGGGCCGAGGATCTGCATTCTCCAATGACCACGTCCTTTGGCGGGTCGAGCGGCGGCAATATGATCGCCATGTTGATGGAGTGCAAAGGGGAGCTGATTCGGGGGACTCGCGGTAGTCGGGTGTTGTTGGATGAGTCGGCGGATATTGAGCTGATCGTGAACAAGCATCTTGCACCTGAGCTTGCCCTGGTGGTGATAGAGCACTACTGCAACCACGAAAGCTTTCTGTCGCAGAAGATGCTGCATTGCGGATGCAGCGCGCCGACGTATTACCGTCGTTTGCACGATGCCCATGTGAACATCGAAGGCATGTTGATGGGGAAGGCTGCGTGACCCCAGGCATGACTCCGGTTGTTGTTGTCCCACTGGCCCGCCTTGCCCCACTGCGTTTTGACGTAGTGGGACAAGCGCGGGCCTTGGCGTTGTTGGGCTGTCCCACCGTCCCGCCTGTCGGGACCTCCCGCCCATGTGAGCGGAGCGGGCACCAGCACGCGCCCGTGGCGCGCACGCATGTTATTCAATTTCTTCCTTTACACGAGAAAGTAGATAGAACAGTAGGACAGTGGGGCGAGACCCCGAATTTAGGCGCTCTCAGGCGTCCCACTTCGATCCTGAAAGGTGGGACAAATGAGACAACACAACAGCAACAGATAGCCGTAGTGGTGTATTCACCGACATTGCCTAGGCGTTCACCCTGCGTTACCCACATATTCACCGGGTGGCATTAAAGTGGGGTTGCTGCCATGAGAATCCACCTGTAAAAAGTAGTCATCTTCGATAGGTGCGACCGCAGAGAGCGGCAAGCACCACACACCAAACCCGGCCATTGCGCCGGGTTTTTGCGTTTAAGGAAGCTGATTAGAAGGGGCGACTTATGGAAGTGCGTGTAGTCGATGGTGATGGGGTGCTTATCTGGTCGAGAAATGCTGACGGAGGCTTCACCTCCGCCAGGTACAGCGCGGACTCGACGCTGGTGCTGATTCAAGATGCCCTCGAATCAGCGTTGCACCAGTGCAAGGGAGAGTTAGCTGTTTCTGATGATGTTGATCGAATGGCGGATGTTTGCACTCCCGCCGCCAATATCAATGGTGATGTTCCAGTGGCCGGAACTAGGTGCTGCAATACGTGCCGGTAACATTTTGTAGAACCCACCGAAGTATTGGTGAGCGCCACCGCTCTTGAACTTCGAAAAATTGGAGTCTGTTGTCAAACGCACGTTGCATTGGTGAGAGCACTCCACAACAACGATGTCGCCTGTCTCCAAGTATTCCCGCGTGTGCAAAAAATTCATGTGGCCTCCTGGCCGTTCAAATAGGCGATGTGACGTTAGCAGGTATTTCTAGAATGGCCATTACAGTGATGGCCTTCTCTGGTGGAGCGAGAGATGACAAACGAGCAGCAAGCGCTGGCAGACATGCCGATTTGGTTAGTGATAGCCCTGGCCCTGGTCGGCGGTGTTTCCGGCGAGATGTGGCGAGCCGATAAGGATGGAGCGCGAGGCTGGGCGTTGTTGCGGCGCTTGGCGCTTCGGTCCGGTGCCTGCGTTGGTTGCGGACTGTCCACCATGATGTTGTTGCACGCCGCTGGCGTTTCAATCTGGACCGCGTCGGCAATGGGTTGCCTCACCGCAATGGCGGGAGCGGATGTTGCCATCGGGTTGTACGAACGCTGGGCCGCGAAACGGCTGGGCGTCTGCGAAGTGCCACCTGCAGGCGGCGAGCAGGGGTGACGCACCGTTTCGGGGCGCAGAAAAATGCCGGGGACCCTGGGGTTATTTGAGGGGTACGGGGTCGGAAACCCGCGGGAAAGTGTTAGCGGACAGTTCACCAGCTTAGTGAACTGGGGTGAACAGGTGAACCCCCCGTATTCATTAGGTGAACAGGACATTCCATCATGACTGTAATCAGCAAAACGGAGTTTGCAGCACGGCGAGGTTGGGCCAAATCGTATGTTTCCAAGTTGGCCAATCAGGACCGGTTGGTCCTGACTGAGGATGGCAAAAAAATTGAGTTGGAGGCTACTGAGGCGCTGCTCGCCAAGACGGCGGACCCAAGCAAAGCAGGTGTTGCCGAACGGCATGAGCGGATTCGCTTGGAGCGCGAGGCCCAAATAGCCGCCGAAGAACCTGCGGTGCCGCAAATCGCAGAGGTGGCGGACTTCCAAAAGTCTCGCGCGCTTCGAGAGCACTACTTGGCGCTGCAAGAGCGCGACAACTTTCACAAACAACAAGGCGTTTTGGTCGAGCGTGAAGCCGTCGAAATGGGCGCCTATAACGCCGGCCGCCTTCTGCGCGACCAACTGTTGGGCATGCCTCCGCAGTTGGCACCGGAGCTCGCCGTCATGACCGACCCTTGGCAAATTGAAAAGCACCTGACGGCGGCTATCCGTCGCTCGCTAGAGGATGCAGAACGCTTGTCCTCAGCGGATCTTGAACACGTCCTGACCACGAGTTAAACCCATGCCTACGGAAATCCCTGACGGTGTAGAGGTGTACCGGGAGGCGTATTTCCGAGGGCTGCATCCTGACCCTGACGTCTGGGTCGATGAGTGGGCCGACGAGTACATGCGCATCCCGCGTGACACCGGAGCCGCTGAGCCCGGCCAATACCGCACCTCGCGTACACCGTATGCCCGCGAGCCCATGCGTTGTCTGTCTCCGGCTCACCCCTGCAAGCGCGTGATCACCATGGTCGCCTCGCAGCTGATGAAAACGCAGATCGCCTTGAACTGGATCGGCGGCCTGATCCACATGGCGCCGTCCAACATCCTGACCCTGCTACCGAGTCTCGGGCTGGCCAAGCGGGTGTCGTCGCGGATCGGCAAAACCATCAAGGCCACACCGGTGCTGCGAGAACGTGTAGCGTCCAGCCGCTCGCGGGACGCACGCAACACCATGGACACCAAAGAGTTCGAGGGCGGTTCGCTGTACGTTACTACCGCCGGCTCTGCGGCCAACCTGTCGGAGCTGTCGGCACGCTACGTGTACGGAGACGAGATCGACCGCTGGGAAGTGGACATCGGCGAAGAGGGTGACCCCATTGAGTTGGCGGAAACCCGGGGCAGTACCTTTGGCCGTAACGCCAAGTTCTATTTCTCCAGCTCGCCGACGATCAAGGGCGCCTCGCGGATCTCTGATCTGTTCGAAGGCAGTGATCAACGTTACTACTATGTGCCATGCCCGACCTGCGGGCACATGCAGACACTGGAATGGGAGCGCCTTCACTACTCGAAAGACTACAGCGTGGTGCACTACCAATGCGCCGGGCCTGAGTGTGACGTGCTGATCGAGGAGTACCACAAGGGCGAGATGCTCGCTAAAGGCGAATGGCGCGCCCATGCCGAGGGTGACGGCGAGACGGTGGGCTTCCACCTCAACGCCCTGTATTCGCCGCTGGGCTGGATGGACTGGAAGTCGCTGGCCAAGCAATTCGAGAAAGCCAAAAAGGCCCAGGCCAAAGGCGATCTGGAACCCATGCAGGTGTTCTACAACACTCGTCTGGCGAAGGTTTGGGACAGCGCACAAGAGCAAACCAAGGCCGACACCCTGCGCAAACGGGCGCGGCTGGAGGGCTTCAGCCTTGGCTCCATGCCGGCAGCGGTGCTGATGATCACCGGGGCCGTCGACGTTCAAGCCAACCGCCTGGAGTTCATGGCCATGGGCTGGGGCGTCGGCATGGAGCGCTGGGTCATCGACTTTCAGGTGGTCTCGGGCGATCCCGCAGACGAGCGCACCTGGGCGGCACTCGACGAATTGCTCAAGGCTAAATACCGCCATCCGTGCGGTGTTGGGCTCGGCATTCTCGCGGTGGCCGTCGACTCTGGCGGGCACCACACCGATGAGGTGTACCAGTTCTGCCGCGTCCGTCGCTGGCGCAACGTATTCGCCATCAAGGGCGCGAGCAAACCCGGCAAGCCGGTCATTGCTCAGCGTCCGTCGATGGTGGACGTGACATGGAAAGGGCAGACCGAACGCAACGGCGCCGAGCTGTGGTTCGTCGGTACCGACACGGCCAAGGACTGGATCTACAACCGCTACCCATTCGAGTCCGGGCCGGGTGCGCTGCACTTTGCCAATGACCTGCCAGACGACTTCTTCGACCAGTGCGTCGCAGAGCGCAAGGTTGCCCGCTACATCCGGGGCCACAAACGCATCGAATGGGTTAAGGGCAAAGCCGAGCGCAACGAAGCCCTCGACCTGATGGTGTATTGCCTGGCCATGGCGCACTACCTGGGCCTTAACCGTTACAAGGAACACGACTGGGAGAGGGTGCGTCAGTCCCTGGCGCAGTCGGGATTGTTTGACGAAGCGCTGGGCATCAAGCCTGTTCAAGGCGAACGCGTCAGCAACACCGGGCAAGCAACACTCGCTGCACCACCGCAACCGGCTCCGCAACTCGCTGCCCCGGCTGTGCAATCACGACCCGCAGCAACACCACCTCAACGCCGCAGCTCCACCAGCGGTTACCTGAAGAGACGCTGACATGTCATTTACCCAGAAGCACCTCGACGCAGTTGAGGCGGCCATCGCTCGCGGTGAGAAAACCGTGCGCTACACCGACCGTACCGTCGAGTACCGCACCGTCGACGAGCTACTCAGGGCGCGTGAAGAGATTCGCTCGTCGCTGATCAATGCTGCCGGGCCGCGCTCGCGCGTGGTCAGGCTGCACCACGGAGGCAAAGGAGTCTAATGGCCCGTCACTATCCGACGCTGACCCGTAACGGATTTTTGCTGCCGTCGAACATCAAGGCCAGTTACGAAGGCGCCGGAGAGGGCCGCCGATCCACAGGCTGGGATGCTCCTGACAATGGGATCAACAGCATCAACACCCCGGCACTGCGCAACCTGCGGTCGCGTTCCCGAGCGGCGGTTCGCAACGACCCGTATGCCTTCAACGTGATCGACAAACGCGTCAGTAACTTGATCGGCACGGGC